AAATTTACAGGGAGTTTCATTGTAAATTTCAGTAGCAATATCTTCACCACCCCAAAGAAATAATACATGTTCTTTTGTAAGGTCTTTTAAATTAATTTTGGTGAAAGTATTTTCAAAACATGTGAATGGGTTGTTATCTGGATACCAAGCATGAGCTACTTTATACATCATAGATCCATAAGATTTCATTTATTGTATAAATAGATGTTACATGTGTTGTACTATTTTTTACTTCAGCTTGAATAAAATTGAAATTTGTAGAATCATCCCCAGTAAGTAGACATTCTTGTAGAGGTAAAAATTTTAAAATCTTTATTGTTTTATTTGGATTTATTTTATCTACAAAGACTTTGTTTGGTTTAATACCTTCTGTAATAGCTTCTTTTATTGCAAGTTGTCTTAAAGTTTCTGTAAGTTGTGTTTTGTATGGTATAGGCCATTTGTTTTGTGTTTGCTTTTGTGGTTGTGGTCTTTTTGTTTCTTTATAGAGTACTATTTTGTCTTGGATCATTTTATTTAGAATGTTGTTGTTTGTTTAGACAAACTGTACATTTATATTCAGCATATGGGTTATCATGTGTTCCTTTTTCTTGTCCTCTATTATGAACACGTTGGTTTTTATTGTAAGTTTTGTCTTGAAATTCATTTTTACAAGAACAAGGTAGAATTTTGACTGTTGGGAGACTCATAGAATACCTCTAAAACGAACAGGAAGGGGCCTAGAAGGCATTTGTTTTATATAGGTGATAGGTAGGTATTACTTAGGTGTTTTTCTATGCTCTGGGGCTAAGATGTAGCGAATATCTTTGGGAGAAAGTCTTTTTTCCCAATAGTCAGGTTCACCACTATTTTCACAATAATTTAAGAAAATTTCTTTAACTCTTATTCTTTTATTTAAGGGCTGGATGGAGCCATTTGCCGTATTTTTTGAATTCTTCATTTGGTTGTAAATGTTTAAAATTATTATTGGTAATTCCATAATCAATACATTTTGTAGTGCATTGTTGGCGATATGGACTTGTATGTGATGGTGCGGAATTAATTTCTAATACAAATGACCGACCATCTTTATCTACCATTACATCAACACCACCTAGATATAATCCACTAAGGATGTATGCTTTGTAAGCAGCTTCAATAACAGAGATTGGCCATTGTTTCCAGCGTAGATTATTAAATCTACTACCTTGAGCTACATTCCAAGCGATATCTTGTGGGTCTTTTGGTGTTTTTTGTGCTACCCAAGCAACAAGACCTTGTATAAAACAAACACGATATTCTGCTACTTTGGGGATATATTTTGAGATATATCCAGTATCTAAAAATGTGAATTTGTTACAAGTGTTAAGAAGTTCTGTATAAGAACTACAAAGATAAAGATGTTTTCCTTGTGCATGATTTTGTGGTCTAATAATGCAAGGGAAAGTAATTTTCTCGTCTTCGGAAACAAGCCAAGTTTTAGGTGTAATTTCTGGATGTTTTATTTGTAAGATTAGACGAAATTCTTTTTTATTATTACTATAGTGGATGCTTTTTGTATTGTTGAGAACTTTTGGTGTGTCATCAACATGGCATGGTATGCTTGTTGTACATCCCCAACGTAATACAGTATCTTTGTTATTTAAAACAGGTAAATTGTCAGATCGAAGAATTGTAATTGGATGTTGTGAATATTGTTGAATTGCTTTGGTAGAACCATTACCAAGACCATGACGACGTAGGATATAGAACATTATTATTCCTCGATGGTACATTTGGTATAGTCAAGACGTTGGATAGGTACTATAGTTTGATATTGTTTGTTGTAGTAGTTTTTTGCTTCTTCTAAAGTAGAGAAGAAAGTAGAGCTAGCATGGAAATATGATCCTTCTTTTACTAAAAATTGATAAAGTACTTTTGTTTGTTTTGGTGCAATTCTGAAAGTAAAAGAAATAAAATTCCATTTTGGTTTATCAGCAGGATACCATGTGTTCTCTAAAATGCCTCTATATTCAATTTGTTTTCCATCATTATATGCTGTAATAACGTCAATTATTTCTTGTGGTGTCATTTTATTTTTCCTCTTCAATTAAGATTTCGGATTCATTAATGAATTTAACAAATTGAGGTCTTTGTTGTATTTGTGTTTTATAATCATAAAAATCAAAATCCCAAATGGGGTCTGTAATTTGTTGCCAGTTAATGTCTATATCTGGTATAGATTTTAGTTTATATAGAATTTGAGTACCGTTAAGCCAAGTTTTAAATACAGTAAGCTTTTCTTCATTAGTCATTTTAGTTCCATCCTAGAGGTTTATTTACATTATTAGGTGTATTTTTAAAGAGAGGAGAGATTTCTTCGTCTTTATATTCTGTTAATCCACAACCTATTCTAGTAAGATTAAATGTGTATTGTGGATTTTCTTCTGCAAATTTAATGAATTTATCTACATAGATTTTTATTTTTGTTATGGGGAGTGTTTGGATGTTGTAATCTTTTGTTGGTATAGCGAATGACCGATCTTGTAATCCATAACCTTGACCATAGGTTGCATTAAAATATTTTCTTGCATAAAGAGCAGCACCTTTACCATGACGACCAGCTTCATTACTTCCGAAAATAAAGATATTACTTATACTCAGCACTTATATCTTTTTTTAATTTACGTAGAGATTTTTTATTAGCTCTTCTAATTAGTTTAAAATCTTCTCCTGTAAACCATGCTCCTTTATTTGTTGAATATACAGGAGATAAATCTCCTTCATGATGACTTATTTCATGGATAATATGTCTTTTACTCCATATATCAGTACCTACATATTCAACAACATCACCGATATGATATCTCATTTATGTTCCTTGGTGAGTGATACAGGGCTCGAACTTATAACTATGTTGGAGTCCGGGAATTGTTGTTCTACCAGTTGAATTAATTACTCATTATGATTGGTGGGCGGTACTGGATTTGAACCAGTGACCTACGGATTATGAGTCCGCAGCTCTACCTACTGAGCTAACCGCCCACTATTATTTATTTGGATACAGTGTCCTCGTCTGAACATCCCACAAGTTCTTTTTTATATCCACAGTAACGTGTAACTTCTCGGAATCCTCCCTTATGTTGAGGAACAAGACCTTTACATGTAACCAGACCATTGAAGTTACTGTCAGATGGTCGACATTCGAGGAATGCTCCTCGTTCTTTGGTGAGTTCTCCATTTTTTTCAACAGGGAATTCTTTTTCAAAGAATGCTTTTGCATTCATTTGTGCAAGTGGTCGCTCGTCTTCTGTGAGTGCATGAATTGATGAATTAATATTACTTTCGATCTTTTGTTCAGCAGTTTTTGAACAAGCAACAGAGAGAAGTGCAACAAAAATTAAAGAAAAGAGTTTTATTTTATTTACCTTTATTAAGACTTTGTAAATGTTGTTCCAATAAAAACCTTGGATAAGAGATGGTAATTCTTTTTTTGTTATTAATTATTATGATGTGTGACCGACCGTCCTTTCTTTTGTAGGGATCCTAAATTTTCATGTAATTTCCTTAGTATAAAGTGATGGTAGGGGGTACGAGAGTCGAACTCGTAAGGCTTATGCCGAGGGATTTTAAATCCCTTTCCTTTACCTATTTGGACAACCCCCCAGGAAACTACATTATAACTTATTTAAGAGCTTGTGGCAAGCATTATTTGTGTATACCAGTTCCACCACTCGGGCTTAAAAGTTAGATTGACATCATACAATACATACAGAAAGAATCAATGTCATCTAATGGGTTATAAAATGATTTTGTCTAATCAGGGTATTTTTCTAAAAAAGGTTGTGTAAATATTTTATAACCTCTATAATAAGTATTGAGATCTTCAGGCATATTATTCTTGATTAAGGTGAGAGATTAATGCTTCTGCTTCTTGTACGTAATTAACAGTACAAATTTGAATATTATTAGGATCATAGATAACAAAATAGTATTCTTCATCAGTAAAAGTAGGTTCTTCTTTTTTATAAGTATACATTATTTTTCCTTGAGGGTTTTTAAATAAACTGCAGTGGCTTGTTTAAAGATCTTTAAAGGGATTAAAGTGTCTTGAATTAGTTTATTAATTACCCAAGATTGTCTTTTTGGGAATAGGAGTCGTTTGATTTTTGAGTTCATGATTAAAATTTCTTATTACAAGCTATGTTTATTATGACCGACCATTTCCGCTTCTCCCGAGCGAAGCGAGGGGAGAACTTGGGTAGGTTCTGGTTTTTCTTCAGCCGAAGGCTGCTCTTTTCCATGCTCACGGTGCTTGAGATATGCTTCCCAAGCGTACTGAGATTGGCGTTGGGTGAGCATGTCACGGATTTCTTGGGACATTATATTTCCTTACCCTTTTTTAATTTACATTCGCCTAATGCTTTTGGTGCGGATTTATTGTATTTGGGGCACCATCTGTCGTGTGTCCCGTCTTTTATTCCTTTTGTCCAGAGGTGTTTGCAGCCTGAACAGTGTTTGGGAATTGCGTGTTTCATTTTATTTTTATCTTTATGTGTGGGCAGGATTGCCGTAACAGCTTCCTCGTGGGAAGAAGCTGTGTTTGGTTACTGCTTGGTGTTATTTACGGCTTCACATATCTTTTTACTTTCATATAGGCTGAGATCTGCATATTGTTCTTTAATAAATTTGTTGGCCAAACCATCTTCATTAACACTATATAAACCTCTGATGAGTTGTGCTTCAGCGACGGTAATGTTGAAGTCTCGTGTGACAGTATAGGAGATTTTCATGTTAGTTTCTAGTTGGTGAGAACATGCCGCTCACGACCGCTGTTCTTGAGGCCGTTGTATGCCGGTGTCGAATAAAAAACATACTGCAAACGGGTTTTGATGGTGAACATACCATTGCAACTACGACCATTAGGATCGGGTTGTTCCTTGGTTTCACGCAATGGGCTGAGAATGCGTTGTCGAGCACGGATGATGGCATTGACTAGCGAGCGCTTCTTGGAAGTTAGCGCCGCGAGTTCGGCCAGACCTTCGTTGCAGATGTGCTTTTCAGCGTTGGTAAGATTGACGACTTGTTGCTTGGAATTGTAAAGCATGGTAATCTCCTAAGTAAATGGAAGGGTCAGCCACATGACCAAGTGATCCTTGGATCAATGACCGACCCTTTGTGTTACATTAAGCAGCGTGTTCTGAAGCTAGCCAATCTTCGTAGGCTTTCTGATTGCTAACGACTTCAGCGTTCTTACTAGCTTCGCCGGTCTTTCCCCGATTGTTCTCTGTTGCCAGAGTACTGTTGCGCATCATGTGGTCGCTGGTGAGAACACCATTGACGAAGGGTTCGTTGTTCTCGTTGTTGCGACCATAGTTTTGTTTCACTGTAGCGATGTCACCTTCGATCAACAAGATTTCCGATGTTGCCCAGATGTCGTCAAACTGGCGAGCAGGATCAGCAAGAAACATGCAAGTATCTTCAAGCTTCTTGACAACTTGTTGCACTGAGATATGGTAGTTACCATCACAGCTTGGGCAGTTGTTGCACATCGAGAGGAACGACTTGATCCGTTCAACTGAGGTAGCTTGACGCAACCTCTCCAACCGTTCCCGTTCTTGCTGGAACATTTGGATCGAGACACCACGGATGCGAGCACGAATGGCATCCGTTTCTTTGTTTCCCTTGCTGACGTTTTTCATTGACATTTTGATTACTTGCTCTTCGATACCAGACTCATCGTAAGGACGAGGGCTAACAGCATTCCAAGCATGGAATTTATCCAAGGATGCTTCAACAGCTTGCAAGTTCCTACGATCGGGAGTCTTGTTCATTTCCTTGTCGAAGAGTTGCCATGCACCTGCAAGCGCAATCCAAGAAGCTTGATTGGCAATTGAGGACTTTGACCACTCACTAACTAAGTCGCTGAGGTCAGCAGGGGTCATATGGCCCTTGATAACTTCAGTCGGCTGAGTGTTATAGACAGGCCGACCAGAAGTACGACCATGACCGAAGTTATGAACAGGTGCAGCTTCGGTGATCTGCTTCTGGATGATTTTACCACCAAGCATGTTGATGAGAGCGGAACGGATAGCGTTAAGCATTTGAGTTACCTTTCAAGGAAGTGGTTGAATGGAGCTAGGTGCTCCCACATGGCCAGTCAATAGTGATGACCGACCATAGAGGAGATACTAACTAAGTTCAAGGTTTTGCTTTGGTAGATCCTTGTAGTTGTTCTCTGCGATTTTCACAAAGAACTTGTTGGCTTCAGTCTCTTCGTAGTGGAAGTCGAAGCCGGCTACTGTGAACATCCAAAAGGATTTGTTGTTGGTGTTGATAAAGTGCATAGGCAAACATCCTTTGTCGGCTAGTTGGTTGATTGTGTTCAACCGTAAGACATGGTTTGCTGCTGTACGAAGAGCTGATTCAACAATTAACAGTGTGAGGGATTTCTTAGTCATGTGAATCTCCTATTAGTACAAGAATGGGAAGTTGAGATACATGATATCAAGATCAAGCAATTCTACTTTGTATTTGTTCATTCTCCAGTCGTAGGCGCTGCCCTTAAACAGAGCATCTAGGAACTGGTTACTAAGTTGATTACCAATTACATGTAGAGCAGCGGTGGTTTCAGCATTCATAGCAGTGACTCCAAGTAACGAGGAAGAACCAAGCAGATCAAGATGAAGATCAGCATTAGGGTGTTGTCGATCAGGCGAATCATTATGTTCTCCATAATTTAGGGTTATTCAGTAAGTAAGCGAGGGTTCTTGCTTGGTTGATCGGGGTCTTAGCGAACATATCACTAAGCGTACCATTAGGTCCTACCAATACAAATAACTCATACATCAATTCAGGGTTGTTTTTGGCCCATAGTGCCCATAAGTCGATGTAGGCTTGCTGAGTATCACAAGGTTTAAGAGGAGGTTTACCTTTCCCCTCTTTAATCGAGGAATACCCTTTAACGGAGCACTGGTAATGCCATTCAATGCTCTTACCATCAGGAAGGATAGCATAAAAGGCACTAAATCGCCGATCACCTTTGGAGGAGCATTCATATCCTCCATAGCGAGCATACTTAATCATCTCTATCTCCTAAATAAAAAAAAATAGCACCAGAGCTTGTCTGGCTGCTGAATTGGCACTGTAAGGAGTGGCAATGTCAATAACTTTCTTCTCCGAAGACAGGTCAAGCGGGCGGCTGTATATACGTAGTACAGTGTATAACAGGGAGTGATAGAAAGTTGTTGATATTGACAGGACTGGAGGTGACAATCAGCGTTTTGCCAGACATGCACTGGTACTATTATAATACTGAATGTAAGAAGAGGGCTTTTGTAATAAAGAGTACATGCAAGAATCATGCCAAGAGTAAAGCTAAAGAAGGTAGTGTAATTCTGAAGCCAACTAATTGAAAAGATAAATTGGTGAAAAGAACACTTTTATTATTATGGAAATGAGAATGGTTCTCATTTGATAGAGGGAGGGTATATGAATATTTTAGAGGGGGTGGGGGGGGAAAACCTACCCACTATGATTATTTACAGATCACACACTGCTATAATTTATACTATTTTTTAATAATGCTCTATTGGATATATTGGATATTCACTACTACGTATATACTATTTGTGTCTTCCTTACGGAATCCACATTACCTTAGTTATATATATTATTTATCAAAGTAAAGAAAACCTAAAAAAAGAGCAAACCCCCCTTACCCCCCACAATAGTGTTGGGAATTACCTGTCACAAGATACCTGTCGGTATGCAGGAAAAAAGAAAAAAACAGAAAAGAAAATTGTTGCATACCTTGTACTCATCAGTATGGTATGTGCCGCACACTCTTTCCTTCTGATAAGAAGTTATGAGTAGCCCGTTGAAACTTTAGTGAATAATATTTCACTGTAGATAATAGTATTATACCATAAATAAATCCAAAAGTCAAGTCTTTTTTTAATTATTTAATTATTTTTAATTTATTTTTATATTTTTGTAAAAAACACTTGACAAAGGTAAAAAAATATGTTATAATAGCATTATATACTGTAACTTTAAATTAAGGAGAGTTATGCCTGGGTCGTGGAGATACGTTAAAGCCCCAAGAAAGAATGTACCGGGAGTACCTGGGCTTTGGTCAGATAAAAAAAAGAATGAAGCTATAGGAGTATTCCTTGCTACAGGATCTATCACATTAACATCAGAACAAGTAAATGTACCAACTCATACATTAAACAAATGGAGAAATTCTCCTTGGTGGAAAGAGAAAGTACAAGAGATACAAAAAGATGATTATGATAGACTTGATACTAGACTTGGTAAAGGAATAGATAAAGCTCTTGATGCAGTCATGGATAGAATCGAAAATGGTGAGTATATGTTTGATGTTAGGACTGGTAAGGTAAAAAGAATACCAGCTAAACTTAGAGACATTAATACTACCTTTACACAGTTATTAGACAAACGACAACTAATTAGAAAACAACCTACAAAGATAGTTGAACAACAATCCACAGCAGCACAATTACAAAATCTTGCTGATCAATTTACTAAGTTTGTTACTGGTAAATTAAATGAAGAACATGTTAAAGATCTTGTTAAAGATTGTATTGAAGGTGAGAATGTGGTTCAACTTGAAGATGGTTCTTGGGGAATAAAAGAATGATTGAAGAATTAATTACTAGAGTTTTTTGTACTAGAAACTGTGCACATATTGCCCATTGGCAATCAGATTCATATGCTGAACATACTGCTCTTGGTGACTTCTATGAAGAGATTATAGATATATTAGATAATTTTGTTGAAGTTTATCAGGGTAATTATAAAAAAATTACTGATGTAGAATTTGATTGTGAATGTAAAGATCCTATAGAACAATTACAAGATGATGTAGTTTGGATTGACAAGAACTATGAAGCTCTTTGTCATTCTGTAACTCCCCTAAAGAATATTCTTGATGAACTTCTTTCTCATTATCTCCGTACAATCTACAAATTAAAGTATCTAAAATAATGCTGAAAGTTTGTACGAAATGTAAAGAAGAAAAACTAATAAGTGAATTTAGTTTTAAAAGACCTACAAATAGAAAACCAGGATATCAATGTAGATGTAAAACTTGTTGTGCAAAAGATACTAAAGATTGGAATGAGAAAAATAAAGAAACTGCTCGTGAAAGATATTTACAAAGACAATATGGTATATCTGAAAATGAATTCTTATCTAGGTTACTACATCAAAATAACTCTTGTTTAATATGCAATAAAGAATTCTCAAAAACATGGGGGCCTAATGCTCCTGTAGTTGATCATTGCCACACCAAAGGACACATAAGGGGTATTTTGTGTAATGCATGTAATCGTGGTTTGGGATATTATCACGATAATCCAGATATTTTAAGAAATGCTGCTAATTACCTAGAGGAGAACTATCATTCCATTCATGAAAAACGGAAAACGTGATTATCAAGCTGAAAAAATCTGGGATCATGAGCACAAAAATGGTAAAAGAATAAAGGACAGAGCGATGAGAAATAAAGCTAGGTCAATTATAGCTAAGAAAAAGGGGACTACTCCTACAGCTCTTATTGGAGATGTGGGTCATAAGAAAGCTGTATCTAAGGGTGGTACTAACTCATTAGCTAATCTCTTTGTCCAGTCTCCTGCAACTAACCGAAGTTTTAAGAGGAATGCTAAAGGAGCAATGATTAGTGAGCGGAGTAAACGAGAGCGGTAAAAGACCTGTATGGCCTAAACTTACAAAGGAAATTATAGAAGGTTTTGCTTCTTCTTGTCTTACTCCATACTTTGATGATGCTTCAGCCTTTGCGGATTTCCATAAAGAACTTTGGGAATTATGTTGCTCTACCGATAAATTTGTAGCTATCTGCGCTCCACGAGGTCATGCTAAATCAACGATTATTACTATTGTTTATACACTTGCTGCTGTACTATTCAGAGAACGTGAGTTTGTTGTTATTGTTGCTGATACTGAATCACAAGCTGCTTTGTTCTTAGGACAGATTAAACAAATACTGGAAGACTCAAAACATATACAAGAACTCTTCGGTTTAAAACTTGGGGATAAAGGTTTAGTTTATGAGAAGGATACTGATACAGACTTTATAATTCAATTTAGTGATATGACTAAATTTAGAATTATAGCTAAAGGTGCAGAACAAAAGTTACGTGGTATGTTAGCAGGTTATGGCAAACGACCTGATCTTGTTATTATTGATGATCTTCTTAATGAAGAACTTGTTGCTAATAAAGATCGTAGGGATAAATTACGCAGATGGGTTTATGGTTCTTTAATTCCCTGTCGTTCTAGAGATGGCATCATTAGATTTGTAGGTACACCAATGAATCTTGATGATCCTTTAGAATCTTTAATGCCTAAAGAAAACTCTAAGAATACTGTTGTAGAAGATTTAAAGATATGGTCAAAGCGAAAAGTAGGTATGTGGAAATCTGTTAAATATAGAGCACACAATCCTGATTATTCTAAACTACTTTGGCCAGCTAGAAATACAAAGCAATTCTTTGAGGAACTTAGACAAGACTTTCATGATCAGGGTATTCCAGAAGTTTATTCTTGTGAATATTTATGTAATCCTGTAGATGATTCTATAAGGTATTTTCGTAAGGGTGATTTTCTTTCTATGACTGAAGAGGATAGAAAGAAAAATAAAACTTTTTATATTACTGCTGACTTAGCTATTTCTCAAAAAGAAAGAGCAGACTATACAGCAATTATTGTGGGTGGGATGGATTCAAATGGACAATTACATATTGTTCAGTGTATTCGTGATAGACTAGAAGCTAATGATATTGTAACTACTCTATTAACTTTACAAAAGATATATAATCCTATTGCTGTTGGTATTGAAGATACACAGATTACAAAAGCTATTGGTCCCTATTTAAATAGAGCAATGCAAGAATCTGGTACTTATATGAATCTTCTTATGTTAAAACCACATAGACAAGATAAAATACAAAGAGCTAGATCTATACAAGCACGTATGAGAGCGGGTATGGTTAAGTTTGATAAATCTGCAGAATGGTGGCTCATGTTTGAAGATGAATGTATGTCATTCCCACGAGCTAAACATGATGATACTGTGGATGCATTATCTTATCAGGGTATATTAATTGATTTAATGTCTGAAGGTTTAACTAAAGAAGAATTAGATCTTGAACAATATGAAACAGAAAAAGAAGAGGCAGGATTTAACGATGAGGGAAGAGATGAAGTCACAGGGTACTAAACTAAAATTAGAAACAATTATAAATAATACTAAAAACTTAGCTGAAGACCTTGATGAAGATACTCTTATCTCTATAGGTAATGATGTAGTTGAAGGTTATGAAACAGATAAAGCTTCTAGGGAACCTTGGGAAAGGGATTTAAAAACTTGGACAGAGTTAGCTCTTCAAATTTCAGGGAATAAAACATATCCTTGGCCTAATGCAGCTAATATTAAATACCCATTACTAGCCACTGCTGCTATGCAGTTTGCAGCAAGAGCTTATCCTACTCTTGTTCCTAGTAATGGTGAGATTGTTAAATGTAGAGTAATTGGTTCTGATCCTGATGGTGAAAAAACAAAACGTGCAGAACGTATATCTGCTCATATGTCGTATCAAGTATTAGAGGAAATGGATGATTGGGAAGAAGATATGGATAAACTCCTTATTTGTCTTCCTATTGCTGGTACTTGTTTTAAGAAAACTTATTGGAATCCAACTAAACAACGTAATTGTTCTCAATTAGTCTTACCAAAGACTTTAGTTGTTAACTACTTTTGTCGTAGATTAGAAGAAGCAGAACGTATCACAGAAGTATTAACACAAACAAAACGAAAGATTAAAGAACTTCAGAATCAAGGTTTGTATCTTGATGTAGAATTAAGTGATCCTTCTGTAGGTCTTGATGATCTTACTAAATCTGTTAATGAGACTTTTCAAAGTACTACTACGGAAGACATTACAACTCCTTACTTTATATTAGAACAACATACATTTCTAGATTTGGATCATGACGGATACTCAGAACCTTATATTGTTACAGTAGAATTAGATTCTCATAAAGTTTTAAGGATTCTTCCAAGATTTAATGCAGATAGTGTTATTGTAAATGAAAAATCAAAAGTTATTTCTATTGATGCTACTCAATATTATACAAAGTATTCTTTTATTCCTAATCCTGATGGTGGTTTTTACGACTTAGGTTTTGGACGACTTTTAGGCCCTCTTAATAATTCGGCTAATACTATTATCAATCAACTTGTAGATGCAGGATCTTTATCCAATCTTCAATCTGGTTTTATAGGAAAAGGTCTTAGAATTAAAATGGGTGAGACTAGGTTTATTCCTGGTGAATGGAAAGCAGTTAATGCAACAGGTGATGATATTAAGAAACAACTCTTCCCACTACCTGTCCGCGAACCTAGTGATGTTTTATTTAAGCTTTTAGATCTTTTATTAAAATCAGGTAAAGAGTTAGCTTCAGTAGCAGAAATCTTTGTTGGTAAAATGCCAGGTCAAAATACACCTGCTACAACTACAATGGCTACTATTGAACAGGGTATGAAAGTATTTACTTCTGTTTATAAAAGAGTCTATCGTTCATTAGCTTCAGAATTTAAAAAAATTTATAAACTTAACCGTGAGTATATGAATAATGAAGAATATATTGCAGTCCTTGACGAACCTGTACAACAGGAAGACTATAAGGGACCGGAAAATGACATTTATCCTGGTGCTGACCCTACTGCTGTTTCTTCACAAGAGAAGCAAGCGAAGATCCAAGCTGTAATGCAACTTCTTCAATTAGGTACTATTGATCCTATGGCTGTAACTATGTTATATCTTGAGGCTCATGAAATTCCTAATCCACAAAAACTTATGAAGCAACCTCAGCCACAACCTGATCCAAAGATGGAAGCAATTAAAGCTAAAGCACAAGTAGATCAGCAAAAAGCACAAATTGATATGCAGGTTGCACAGCATAGGATGCAATTAGAACAAGCAACAAAAGAACAAGAGATGCAAATGAGAGCGGCGCAGATACAACAAGAACTAGAAGCTAAGAAAATGCAAGCAGTTCTTGATGCACATTTAGCACAGGCTACACAAGGTTCTAAGATTCAAATGGAGCAACAAGCTGCTCAAGCTAAGATGGGACAGCAAGCCCAACAAGCACATCTTAATATGGCTACTCAAGCAATGAGTCATCAACAAACTATGCAGCAACAAGCAGAACAACATAAACAACAACAGAAACAAATTCCAAAGGGGACTATTAAGAAATGATAGAAATTACTAAGGGTGACTTTGATGATTGGAAATCAAATAAAGTTACTAAAGCTTTCTTCTATGCGGCAGAACAACGAGTAGAAGATTGTAAAGATATGCTAGCAAATAGTGCTGGAGTTGATACTTTACAAGATAGATTTCTTGTAGGTATGATTCATGCTTATCGTGAAATGCAAGACTTTCGAGTGGAAGACTAAATGATTACTTTACTTTTACATCATATCCTTATTGATCCAGATAAAAAAGAAACAGTTTCTCCAGGTGGTATTGTAATACCAGAACAAATTATAGAGAAAGAACGGAAGGCTGTGGAATATGGTACAGTCTTACAAGTAGGACCAACAGCTTATGAAGCTCATGGTCGTGATTCTACTATATTAAATGTTGGAGATAAAGTTTGTTTTATTCGTTATTCAGGTAAAGAAGTTACTGACACAGATGAAAATAAATATCTCATTCTAAATGATGATGATGTTCTTTGTAAGCTAGAAATTGCACGTTAATTAAAGGATAAAAAATGGATGAAGACATTCAATCTGTAGCAGATACAGGTGATACAGAGGGTAGTACTCAAAGTACTGATGTATATGAAGACCAAGCTCGGGAACAAGGTTGGAAACCAAAAGAAGAATATCAAGGTGATCCTTCAAAATGGCGTCCTGCTAAAGAGTTTGTAGATCGTGGAGAATTATTCTCTAAGATTGATACTATGGGCAAAGAATTAAAAGAGACTAAGAAAGCTCTTGCAATGCTCCAAGAACATCATTCTAAAGTACGTGAAGTTGAGTATAGTAAAGCCTTAACAGAATTAAAAACACTTCAGAAGAAACATCTTGAAGAAGGTAATTCAGATGGTTATCTAGAAACTACAGAATTACTTACAGATTTAAAAGCTGAACAAAAAGCTAGAGAAGTTGTAAAAGAAGTTACTCCACAGCAACAAGATCCACGATTTCTCAATTGGGTTGATGAAAATAGGTGGTATCAAAAGGACGATGAAATGCGTCAATTTGCTGATTCGATCGGTATGGGATATGCACAAACACATCCTAACCAAGATCCAGAAGAAGTGTTAAGGTATGTTACTAAACAAGTTAAAGAACGATTTAGAGATAAGTTTATAAATCCTAATCGTAATAAACCAAGTGCAGTAGGTACATCTGATACTAATACAGAAAGCCGAGGTTCTTTTCAATTAACAGAAGATGAACGTCGTGTTATGAATACATTCATTCGTGCAGGTGTAATGACAAAAGATGATTACATCGCAGAGATTAAAAAAACAAGAGGAGTCTGAGATGACCGCAAAAGAAACCCCAAAACGAGTAGTTCGTAAATCGCTTTCACAACAAGGCCCACAATCAATCTTCGGGGAAAAAGATCCCAATTTTCACTATAGGTTTGTGAATGATGTTGGTAGCCGTGTTTATAATTTTCAACAAGCTGGTTATGAGCTTGTAGCCGATGATGGTTTAGTTGTCGGTGATTCTCGTGTTTCTGATGCCTCAAATCTTGGATCAGCCCATCGTGTAGTTGGTGATGGGGGAACCGTTTCAGTACTTATGAAAATAAAGAAAGAATGGTTTGAAGAAGATCAAGCTAAAAAAGCTGCTGCTGTCGATGAGCAAGAAAAGGCCATGAAACAAAACAATTCTGTAGCTGGAGATTATGGTTCTGTAAAGATTTCATAACCTAGTTATAGAATTTCTAATTTTTTATGGAGATTTTATGGCTAATACGTCTAAAATTAATGGTTTTAAACCTGTTCGGCATTTAAATGGGTCGCCTTATAATGGCCAAGCTCGTTTATATGAAGTACCTGCTGGTGAAGCTGTCCCTGTATTTATTGGGGATTTAGTTAAACTCTCAGATTCTGCTGCTACCTCATTATATCCTGTAGTTGAGTCTGTTGTTGCAGCTTCGTCTCAAATCGCTGCTGGTCCTATTCTTGGGGCTGTTGTTGGTATTGTCAATGTAAAGACTGATCCTACTACTGGTATTATGTCTAATGGTAGTATCTCTCTTGATACTCCTGTTTATCGTCCTGCCTCTACCAAACAATTTGTTTTGGTTGCCGACTCAGATGATATTATCTTTGAAGCTGAAGCTGATGCCTCTGTGGCTGCTGCTTCTATTGGTCTTAATGTGGGTGTTGGAGCTTCAGCTCACACCAACCCGCTTCTGACTGGTTGTTCCCCAATGTATGTATACTCTACCACTGCTCCAGATACGACCTCAACTCGTCCTCTGCAGATTATTGGTATTGTTAATCGTCCTGATAATGAAATTGGGGCTAATAGTAAAGTTCTCGTTCGCATTAACGTCCATACCTATGGTAACGTTGGCGTGGCCGGCGTCTAATTTTAAAGGAGATAAATTATGAGTGGTGTTATTACTTCCTCCTCCTTTGCCAAACTGTTGTGGCCGGGCCTCAATGCAATTTATGGTAAGGAATATCAGGATTATCCTGTAGAATGGGATAAACTGTTTGAAAAAAATACTTCTGATAAAGCATATGAAGAAGATGTAGGTCTTAGTTCTTTTGGTCTTGCTACGGTTAAGACTGAAGGATCTTCAATCTCGTATGATACAGAACGTCAAGGTTTTACGTCTCGTTACAGCCATCTTGTTTATGCATTAGGTTTCATTATTACTCGTGAAATCTATGAAGATGATCAATATGGTAAAGTAGGGGCTCAAAAAGCAAAAGCTCTTGCACGTTCTTTACGTCAAACCAAAGAACTTGTTGCTGCTAATATTTATAATCGTGCATTTACTTCTGGTTATACTGGTGGTGATGGTATTATTCTTTGTTCTACTGGACACTTAAATGTGGCTGGTGGTACTTATAGCAATAAGATTGCTACTGATGCAGATATTAGTGAAGCGGCTCTTGAACAAGCAGTAATTGATATTGCTGGTTATCGTGATGATCGTGGTCTTCTGATTGCGGCCAAACCTGAGAAACTGGTTATTCCGTATCAACTGCAGTTTGAAGTGAAGCGTATCTTAGGTTCTGATGGTCGTGTTGGTACTGATCTTAATGATCCGAACGTACTTAAACAATCAGGTATCTTTAGTCAAGTTATTGTTAACCACTACCTTAATAGTACTGGTAATGATGACTGGTTTATTCTTACTAATGTTAAGGATGGTATGAAGTACTTTGAACGTCGTGGTGATCAATTTGAGATGGATAACGATTTTGATACTGAAAACGCTAAGTTTAAAGCTACTGCTCGGTATTCGTTTGGTTGGTCTGATCCTCGTGGTATCTACGGGTCGCAAGGCGCTTAATAGTTAAACAATATATAGGGGCCTTGTGCCCCTATTTTAGAAAGGAATTATTATGCCTTTACCAAATGTAGGACCAGCCGGTGTTACTGTTACGACTCCTCCCGCTAAAGAACTATACACTGAAGTTATTAAATTAAGTGCTATTGCTGCAGATGCTACAGGTTTTCTTGCAGCAGTTATACCAAAGTTTGCTTTTATTACTGGTGTTAATGTTTTATCTATGGGAGCTAATACTACACAGACTGTTAATGTAGGTATTACTCTTGGAGGTGCGGAATTTGTAAATGCTTATGCACCGAACTCCACAGGTTATGATTCTGTTGCTGCTGCAGCGGGTACTTATGTAGGGACACAATTAGCTGCTGATACTCCTGTATATGCTAAAGCTTCTGCCACCCTTACAAATATTGTTTATGTTTATATCCAATATTACTTCCCACAACAAGGTATGACTTGGTAACAACCCAAAGATGGGATTAGGATTAATACTCTTAATCCCATTTTTTATTTAGTGAGGTTTTCATGGGCACAAAAGTTTTTTCATCTGCTTGTAATTTTGCAAGTATTACTAAGAGTGATAGTGCAGTAGTTAGTTTTAAAGCTTTATATATCGGTAGTGGGGGTGATGTTGCTATAGCTCCTTCCGCTGCAGGTAGTGCTGTTACTTTTGTTGGTGTATCATCTGGAACATTTTTACCTGTTGAGGTTAAAGATGGTCGTTTAATGAGTACAGGAACTACGGCATCGTCTATTGTATCATTAGGTTGGTAGTATGTCTAGAATAACTGGAATAGGGATAGGAGTACCTTATAGAACCTATTTAGGTCTTGGAGGTATCACTGATACCTCTACTTTTTATGCTCCACTCACTAACTCTCTTATCCTGACTAAAGGTGCTGGTAATCCTACCTTTACAAGAGTAACAGCGGCCTGGAGTTTTGACAACGAGAATAAACTTATTTCTGTGCCTGCAACATGCGCTAGGTTTGGTGGGGCTAGGCTTGTCAGGAATCTTGTACAAGTTAAAAGTGAGGATTTTTCTAACGCTGCGTGGGTTCCAGTAGGACTTACTGTAAGTGGTACTAACCTGTTGGTATGTGCTAACTCAACTACAGGTCAGAGTATTACAAATGAGGGTGCCACGTTACCTACTTCAATAATTGGTAATAATTACATATTCGTTAAAAGGGTATCTTATATTAATATAAGATATGTTCAACTGTTTGCACACAGTTTTTCTTTTGGAACTAACTGTTTTGCGAATTTTGATCTTGTAGCAGGTACAGTGCAAGCTACTGGATGTACAGCAACAATTACTTCTGTGTCTAGTGGGGTGTGGGATTTAAGTGTGTTGGCAACAGCAACACTTGCTGCTTCTAATGTTACAATGGGATTTGCTCTGGTCAATTCTCTTAGTTCCACTCGTAAAGAAGCTTTTGTGGGAGATGGTATAAAGTCAATAAGTTTATTACGAGTTCAGGCGGAAAATGTCTCCGGTCAAACTGATCAAACCGCTAGTGAATATGTGTCAGTAGGAGTTCTCTCAGCTCCATTCCACGGTGCAGGAGTTGATGGATGTAAATGGTTTAATACCAATAAAGATGGTACTTCTATTGATAACTCTAGTTTGCAGGGATACTTGGCTGAACCTGCCAGTACGAATAATTGCTTGTGGGGTAGGGATATGCGAAAGATTCAGTGGGCTGGCTCGACCTACGGATCGAACTTAACAGTAAATAGCGGATTTGCTGCCGACACTGACTGGACAAAACGTGGAACGGCAACAATAGCAGCAGGGGCAGCAACCGCACCAACATCTAGTTCTGTTGAGCAAGCTATTGCGACGGTAATCGGCGCACGCTACGCCTTGGTTACTACTGTAAGTGTTGCCTCGAATCGAATGGTGTTTAATGTCGGGACAGCGGCTGGGCTTCAAGATGTATTTACTGATCCTGCCTATCGAACTACGACTGGCGCACAAACTGCATACTTCACTGCAACTACTACTACAAGCTACATTAGATTTGGTTCTGATACGGGAGCAACTGGAAGTGCCGTATTTGACGACTTCACTTGCACGCCTTGTGGTATTGGTGTAGTTCCCACCACAGGAATTGATAACGTAGCAAATTCCGCAAGTCGTCTTACCTGCGCAGCAACAGACGCAACAATCCTTCAGCTTCTTACAGCAGCAACGGGAACCAGAACAACCAGTGTTTATCTCAAGCGAATTACCGGAACTGGAACCATCAGCATTACTAGAAATAATGGCAGCTCTTGGACAGATGTAACCAGCCAGATTAACTCAAGCGGATTTGCAAGAGTTCAAGTTACCAGTGATGTAGGGGCTAACCCTACTATTGGTATAAAGATGGGAACTTCTGGTGATGTAATTGATGTGGATTGTTTCCAGGATGAGCCTCTTGCTTGGGCTTCTACTCCTATTCTCACAACGACTGCTGCGGTTACTAGGAATGCTGATGTGCTTAGTTATGCCAATGCCTTTAATGTGACACAGGGTACCGCACTCTGTTCAGTTAAAAGTGACATTCCTATAAATTCTGGGCGAGCAGCTGGTATTCTACGAGGGGATGTGTCTGGTGTATTACTTCGCGTAGATTCTACAGATTCTAGGAGCCTGACCAGATCTAATGATGGAACTAACAGCGCGACTGCTACAGGTTTAGATTTTACCACAGGAAGAAGAAAACGGGCTGTTCGATGGGGATCTGATCTCATGGTTAGTGCTGATGGGATATTGGGAACAACCGCTCCGTTTGATGGTGGCATGGGAGCTAGCACCACTTTATCTATTGGTCATGATTCTACAGGTTCTAGTCAAGTTGGGGGTAGTATCAAAGAAGTCTTCGTCTGGCCAACCGCATTAACCAACGAACAACACGCACAGGTGACATCATGAGCATTGTAAATATCTTGGCAATTCTTCAGAACCATTGCCATATTCCTCCAGGATCAATCTATCGTGGGAATAGCGGTAAGGAATTGAAGATTGACTATGTTGTGGATGATACCCTTCCTATAGGTCAGCGTCCTCCTATTAAGGAAAAACTAAAGGAGGCTAAAACTGATGGAACTGTTACGTTTGTTAAACCTGGGGAAACCCTCAAGACTTCCGCAGAACTCCGTAAAGAAGGAAAGCTTGAGTCTAAACCGCCTAAAGAAAAACCACCTAAAGTTGAAGGGAGTAAAAAATGAAAAGAGTAATTTATACTCCTGGTGTAGATGAAAAGATACCTGATGGTGCTTATAGTTTTACTTTACCTATAGTTGGACAGTCTGTAATTGATGTTTTAATTGAAGATAAGTGGGATACTGATGGTACTGTATTACATGAACAATTAGAAGATGGTACTATTATAAAGGAATTACCAGAACCTTCACCACATACATTTGCTGGTTGGTAGTATGGTAAAAAATTATTTTGTATCTGGTGAATGGAATTTAATTTGTGATGTTTGTTCTATAAAATATAAAGCAAATAGATCAAAACAAAGATGGGATGGTTTTATAGTATGTCCAAATTGTTATGAACAAAGACATCCACAAGATTTTATAAAAACAAAACAGGATAAGATAACAGTTCCTTATATAAGACCTCCTTCAGATACTTTTGTAACTGTTGGTTATCTTACATATATTGATGACGGTTATTGGAGCCCTTTAAATTATACAGAAAGTGTTTTATATTAAGGATAAAAAATGACAACTATTGTAACACGGGCTTCTAAAGGGGCTCCTTTAACTTGGAATGAGGCTGATGCTAATTTTACTAATTTAAAAACTACTGCAGATAAAGCAAGTTATGTTAGTGGAATGTCAAAATCATTAATTCAAGTAGGGACTGATAGTACAGCATCTACTGCTGTTATAACTTTTAGCACACCATTTAAAACAGCAACAACTCCTTATATTACCTGTGTTTCTAATACATCAAGTGGTGCTACTAATATACAAACAATAGAAATAAATACTATAAGTAATACTGGTTTTACTCTAGTAAAAAAACAATTTAATGGGACAATTATATCATTAGTTAATTATGCTGTTACTTGGATAGCTGTAGGAGAAACTACATGATACAACCTCATATAGAAAAAAGAGCAAACTATTTAGATATTGAAGAACGTCTTAGCAAACAAGATGCAATATTAATAGAATTAAAATCTATCATTGAAAATCATATTAGAGATGAAAAAGAATTAACTCCAGTTATTAAAGAATTAGTAAAAACTTGGGAAGCTGCTCACTGGTTAATTAATCTTGTTAAATGGGTTGGTATTATTGCAGGTGCTTTTATAGCTTTTATAGCATTACTTAAAGGAACAAAGCCATGAGTACAAGTGGTTCTTCTGATTACGCAACATCAAGAGCTTTACTTATTAGTAGGGCTCTTAGACTATTAGGAGTTATTCCATCTGGAGGTACTCCTAGTACTGATCAAACAAATGATGCGTCTTATGCTTTAAATTCTTTGGTAAAAGCATGGATGGCTGATGGTATGCCTTTATGGGCAATAAAATCGTATACTATAACTTTAGTTGATGGTACTAATTCTTATCGTATAGGTGATGGTCAAGCTGTAAATACTCCGAAACCCTTAAAAATTACTCAAGCTTTTAATAGGAATACTACATCTCTTATTGATATCCCTATGCGTAAAAGTGTAAGTGGAAACCCAATACAATATTTTTATGATCCTCAAAGAATATATGGGGATTTATATATATTTCCTACCCCTTCTTCTGTAGAGGCTAGTAATAATACTATTGTTATAAATTATCAAAGACCTTTTGAAGATTTTGTTTCTAATACAGATGAACCAGATTTCCCTCAAGAATGGTTTGATGCTTTGGCATATGGTCTTGCTTGTAGATTAGCTCCTGAGTATGGTTTATCTTTACAAGATAGAAAACAGTTATGGCAAGAGATGACTATTATTAAACAGGAAGCTTTAAACTTTGGTTTGGAAGAAGGTTCTATGTTTTTCCAGAGGGATTTTAGGAACTGGTAATGGCAACAAATGATCCTACGCAAGTATTAAGTCAAGAGCAGATTGCTGATGTTGTAAATAGAGCTAAACTAGGAAGTCAAAGAAATAAAAATGAAATGATGAGATTAGGTACAAGTGATCCTACATCATTTCAAATGAACTTTAAAAAACAATTACAAGAACAAGAAGCACCCTCAGAGTTTTTAGGAGCTGGTAGAAGATTAACTTATGACCAAACACCTAATAAAGATTTATATGATTTTTCTGGAAATGTATTACCTACATCTGGACAGGAGCGATTTTATTATGGGGCTTTTGATCCTACTGATCCTAATAATTTATTAACAAAATCTGGATGGGCTTTTGCTGGTCCTAAAAGCACACAAGATTCTCAATTAGGTATACAAAGTTCTCAAGACAATTCAAAGATGTTTGATTATACTAAAGGTCAATGGGGGACTGAAGGATATAATACACAAGATATAGGTGATGGTACTTATAATATATTAGATCAAACTGGTAAGAATATTGGTATTGGTTATAAAAGTTTAGATGATACCATTAGGGAATTAACAACTAAGTATCAAAACTCAAATTCACAGCCTATTGTTAATGAAGATGGAGCTATGAATCTTCCTCAACCTACATCTTATAGAACCTCTCAAAACTCTGGAGGTGATTTAGAAAAATGGGAAGTTTTAGGACAACTTCTTAGTGGTGGGGGATTAGCCCAAAATCAAGGTAGAACTTATGATCTTCCTGGAAATAACCAATCTGAAGAAATCAAAGGTTTAAATACTTTGTTTGGTTCTACACCTCTTATTAATAATGGTAAAGTTTTAGGGTATAAAGTAAATACAGCATTAGCAGATAAAAATACTTTAGGTTATGTAAATCCTAATATGATTTCTAGAACTGATAATAAAGGTGCTACGAGATTTGATCAATCTTTATTAAGAGAATATAATGATTTAGACACTTGGAATAAATTAGTTAAAGGTATAGATGAAAACAGTATGTATGTACCTGTTGAAAATGCTGCTCAATTGCCTGGATGGACTAATAAAGATAATAATCAATATATGCATCAAGATTCAGGTGTTTTTAATAAAGTTGCACAAGGTTTGGGAGCAGTTTTATCTTTTACACCTTTAGCTCCTTTAGGGGCAGCAATGTCTACTTTAGGATCATTGCAATCCGGGAATCATCTTGGAGCATTAGCAAATGTATTGGGTAATACTGGAGCTTTTAGTGATGCTGGTAAAGCTTTAGGAGATGCTACAGGATTAGGTGCTGAAGCTGGTAAATATTTTGTTAAGGGTGGATTAGGTGCTATATCATCTTTAGGTAAAGGTGGTTCTGGTGCTTTATTAAGTGGCCTTGGTGCAGGTTTAGGTGCTGCTGGTAGTGATTTAGTATCTTCAAATCTAAATAATACTTTAGGACAAACAGGCTCAAAGATTCTAGGTAGTGGAGTTGGTGGAGGAATACAAAGTTTATTTAGTAAAAGTAATCCTTTAGAATCTATGGCTCAACAGGCTATTAGTTCTGGTTTAGGTTCTTTCTTAGGTTCATTAACAAATACAGGAAATAATCTTGATACAAATCGCCAAAAATCTTATGATAACCTTGGAAAAACTATAATCAATGTTGCTAGTTCTAGAATAAAAAGGAAAAAATAATGCCTCAAAAATTACAACAAGGTTCAGTACAAAAGGTTAAAGTTCCTTTATTTGGAGCATATTCTAATCGTAATTCCGATCCTGATAAGGATCAAAGATTTATTAATGTTTTTCCTGAATCTAGAAAAGTAGATCAATTAGATCAAATGAGAGTTTATTTAAAGAAAAGACCTGGAGTTGACATTCAGAAAACATATAGTTTTACAGAAGGGGAAACCCCGGTAGATTATAAAGAAGCTCGTGGGTTAGCATATTTTAATGGTTATGTCTATAGTGTGTGGGGAAATGAATTATGGGTAGATGAAGATCCTGAAGATCCTGGCATAGATCCAATATTAAAAGCGTCTTTAACTACAGATACTAGAAAAGTAGGTTTTGTTTTTGGAAATTCGGCTACTATAGGAGATTATTTATTTTTTACTGATGGTGTTTCTGCTTTTGTAATAGAAAGTGATTATACAGTTAATGAAATTATAGGTGCTGGTTCTCCCCCAACTCCTCATCTAGCCTCACCTACGTTTTTAGATGGTTATATATTTCTTGCTGTTGGTTCTGATATATATAATTGTGATCTAGATGATCCTTATACATGGGATGTTAGTAATTTTATATCCTCAGAGAGTTTTCCAGATCCTATTAGAGCTTTAGCTAGACAAAATAATCAAATAGTTGCTTTTAATTCTATCTCTATAGAATTTTTTTATGATGCTTCTAATGCTAGTGGTTCTCCTTTAAATAAGAATGATTCCGCTGTAATACAGATAGGTTGTTTTGCTCCTTCTTGTATTTTTCAAGGTGAAAGGTATTGTTTCTTTGTAGGTCAATCTGAAACAGGAGGGCGAAGTGTTTGGATGATTGATGGGTTTCAACCTAAAAAAATATCAGATGAGTTTATAGAACGTATAATAGATCAAGAGACTGGGGCAGACCCTGTAACACTATTATCTACTATTGTTGGGTATGGTTTTAGATCTATGGGACACTTCTTCTTTTTAATAAATTTATTAGATTCAAATAGAACTCTTTTATACGATATAGAAGAAAAATTATGGCATGAATGGACAACTACGATGTCCTATGGTATTCTTACAGAAGAAGTAGATACATTTGAGAGTAATTTCTGTTATAATTATGCTGCTTCAGGACCATCCTCTAATATATATTTTCAAAGTGCTTATAGTCCTTGTATTAGTTTTCTTTCTCCTACTGTAAATGATGATGCTTTTTATTTTTTATATCCAATTCCACATGTTACATACTATCCTATTAATATGTTAATAAGAACTAATAAATATGATATGGATACGATAAATAGGAAAAGACTTCATTCTCTTAGACTTGTTTCAGATTATGAAATAATGTATGGAACAACTGATTTAAGAATTTCTTATACAGATGATGATTATAAGTCTTTTTCTACTTCTCGTCAAATGGAATTAAATAAAGATTTTCCTATATTATATCAATTAGGTTCTTTTAGACGAAGGGCTTTCCAATTAGATTGCACTACAGATTATACAATTAGATTCGAGGCTTTAGAGTTAGTCTATACTGAGGATAATTCATAATGCCTGTAGGATCTTTACCACCACCTCCTATTCAAGATAAACCTGGATCTTATACATGGCTTGAATGGTATAGACAATTAAGAGCTTATGTATCTACATCTGGTTCTGTACCTTGGTATGTTATAAACTTTGCTGGTTCTACTCTAACTGATATAGCAATAAGATTACATAATACTTTACAAGGAATACAAGGTGGATCTGCTGGAGAGAGATATCATTTAACTGCAGCACAACATACTGCTTTAGGTGTATCTCCAACACATAATAGTTTAACTAGCATACAAGGTGGTACTACTGATGAGTATTATCATTTTACTTCTGCGGAACATACCGGATTGTCTAACTTAACATCTAGTACAGTTGGAACATGGAGTCCTTCTTTTACTAATCTAACTGAAGTTCCTGGGACTGGTTCTG